GGCGGCGTAGGCGGCGTAGGCGGCGTAGGCGGCGGCGTGGGCGGCGTGGGCGGCGTTGGCGGCGGCGTGGGCGGCGTAGTCCCTATTTTTGCTTGATAGCCAATTATCTGCCCACTCGTTCCACTCTTTGTTTTTGTACACAGCTTTGGCGCAGAGGATGGCAAACGCCACTTTTTGGGTTATGGTGATGGTGGGCAAAGGGATTTGTTTGATGGTTGTGAGCGAGCGGCAACCACATTTGAGTTGGCCGTAGTCGCGCTTGCCGATTTCACCTTCTGCTTCCCATAATTGGGGGTTGCGGAAGTCTGCGCCGATTGGATTGAGGAGGACGGCGAGGAGAGGGTGCTCGTAAGCGTGAATCCATCCGTCGGTGCAGAGTGGTTGCGTGTCTTTTCCAGTCGCGGCGTGGGTGACGCCTTCGCCCCATTGAGTGTTGTTGAAGGTGCGCGAGTTTTCGTCGGTGAGTTTGTAGAGTTCCATTGTAGTCATCCTTTCACGGAATAGCTGTCTTTTGATACGGCGCGTTGGTAGGCGCGCGTCAGCGTGACAAGGCCGCCGATGTACCATTCGTAGGCGGTGCGGTTTGTGACGATGGAGGTGGACTGGACGCGGGCGCGGAGATAGCGGAAGACGCGTTGGGGCATGTTATCGTCTTCGTGCGCTTCGAGCCATGCAAGCGTGCGTTCGGTGAAGGTTGGGGGTCCGGGCATGGTTGGTGCTCCTCGTGAGGGTGATCGTGAGAGATGCATTAGCGAGCGGGTGCGGTGCATTCGGGCAAGCCATCGGGACATGGGTGTACGTGGCGGCCACAGTTGGGGACGAATGCAAGCAGTAAGCAGCAAGCGAACAATAGGTGTTTCATCGTCGTCGTCCTTTCGTCGTTTAGGTTGTCGTGGGAATCGTCGTGGTGGGGAGAGTCGTCGTGCCTATCTCTATCTTACTAATACAATCATAACAGATTGCAAGCGACTTAGCAAGAGGATAAGTTGGATTTAGCGAATAATGTCTAGTGAGACTATAGGGTTAATTCCAGTCTCACGATTGAGTCTCACGCTGAGACTCAAGAGTGATACTAGGAATGATACTGGGCTTGAGACTAGAGCGAAGGAAAAGCGAACAAAATAGTTCAATTTTTCTCTTGACATGTAAACATGATAGGCGCATACTTGAACTGTAAGATGAAAGATAGGGTAGTGACCTACCACTAGGAGAATAAAACAAATGGCAAAGCGAAACGAAAAAACGACAGGCAGCACAGCAGCAGAGAAACTACAAAAGACAGTCGCGAAAACTTGGATGGAGTCACTTTCCAATGTGTTGACCGATGTGGCGAAGTCAGCGCACAAGATAGTGACCGAATCGACTGGGCGCATCCTTCATGCGCTGGAACAGAACGCACACAACTGGTACACGGTTGGAAGTGAACTGTTGACCATTGCGAAGTCAACGAATGAGCGACAGTTCTCACGGCTGATTAACGAAGTGTTCAGTCGGTTTGGATTGAGCAAGCCAACGGCATACCGATGGATGGGCAATGTTGAAGTGCTGGCGACGGCCTTGCCGTATGCCCCTGCACGCGATGCCTTGCTTACCGTATTCAATGGGCAGGGAATTGTGGTACGAAAGGATGGTGCCGCCAGCATCAATGGCGCAATTGCTGGTGCGTTTAAGAAGCATCCCGTTCCAGTCACTGGTACTTACAGTGAGTGCATGGACTGGGCGCGGGAAGTGCAGGTGATCGCTGAGAAAGCGGAAAACTCCACCAAGGCTAGTGTGGAGGAGTTTTTCAAAGCGATCAATGCCCGGTTTGCCAAACTGCTCAGCAAACGGTACGACCTCGCAGTTGAGTGTGTAGTGATTGCGTACCGCGCAATCGAAGTGAAGTCTGAACCGTTAGCGGCCGCATGCTTTGAGGCTATCGAAGATAGCAGCATCGCACCTGCGACCGCTGGGAAGAACGCACTCGCGGCACTCAAGAGAGCACAGCAAGGCAGCAACGTTGCCGACACTGCAAACGTTGCCTAGCAACAGCACGTGCAAGGACTGACCCCAGCTTAACCGCTGGGGTTTTTTAGTACCTAAAAACGGCATGGTAGAATTGAATTGTGGGCATCAATCAAACGGAATCAAGCGAAAATCAAACGGCGCAAGGCAGGCGAGGTGGAGCAAGGCAAGGTGCGGGGCGCAAGCGGATGAACTATGATGCGCGGACGCTGAGCGCTAGGTTTGCGGGGTATACGCCCATGCACGCGGGAGTTATCTTGTCGCAATGCTGTGACGAGCGCAAGGTTTGGACGCGCATACTCACGAGCGAAGATGATCGATGCGTGCTAGCGGCGATGCAGTTTTTAGTGTCAATGCGCGATGGCAGACCAGCGCAACAAATCAATCTGACATCATTCAATCTGAGTGTGAGCGCTGAGGATATTGCGAGCGCACGTGCTATTGTGCGAGAGTTGCGTGGTGAGCATTCGCCTGTTGTTCTCCCACGAAGGGAAAGCGAAAGCCAGAGCGAAGAAATGGCGAAAGCTCCGCTTATGCTTTCGGGCGACGAGGGGGGGAAATAACATTACCATACCCATACAAGACCCAACAGTGCCCAAAATCAATAGTTTACAGGGAATTGAGATCATGCTCACAGGCGATACCAATCCATTGCGGTGCCCGGCGATAGTACAATCGGTCCATGAACCTCGACCGCACCTACGCCCGATACAACCGCCTGTACTTCCGCAACTCGTTACCACGCAACACGATAGTCAAATTCGGCCGCCTAAGCGATTGCATCGCGGAGGTGACGTGGGCCGAGCCGCCCATCATAGTGATTCACAAGCGGTTCCGGCCGTGGAAGAAGCTGGTGCTGTTCTCCCTGCTGCACGAGATGGCACATTTGGGCAGCGAGGACTTCGGGCATGGGCAGGCGTGGCAGCGGGAGATGATGCGGCTGGCGCGCGCGGGTGCATTCGCCACACTTTGGTGATCGCAAGGGCGATCACCTAGATATAATCTAGGCTCTAAAGGAGTTACGCGATGCTAAGTTGGGACGATTTCGACAACCGAACGACCAAAATCATTTGCGACAGTTGCCACAAGGAGATCACCGACGCTGCCAAGCGCTATCTCAAGCGTGAGGGCATTCCACAACGTCAGCGTGATCTGTGGGAATTGCAGAGTCAACACACCATCAAACTATTCGGTAAAGTGTTTGTAGTCATGAACTTCAACAAAGGAGATTCACATGTCTGGTTCCGAAACATTGTCAAATACCTACGATCTGGGTTCTCTCAAGTTCTGGGCGCTCGGTGATCGCGTTCTGATCGAGGAAGATCAATTCAAGACCGGCTACGAATGTCCAGTCTGCGACGGCGCGCAGAAGGTGCCGTGCGAGGCTTGCGGTGGTACAGGCCGAAGTGCTAGAGTAAAAGCAGCCCGATGTGCCACCTGTGCCGGGGAAGGCTCTACAGTGTGCCCAGAATGCGCGGGAAAGGGTGGTCTGCTGATTGCCCCGGACACCGCCCAGCGCCGTCCCACCACTGGCTGTGTGGTCAGCATAGGCCCAGAATGCAAGACGCTCAAGGTCGGGGACAACGTACTCTATTCAAACTTCGCGGGTTACGACCTTCAACTCGACCGCGCCGGGCGCAAAGTGGTGCTCCGTATCCTCCACGAACCCGAAATCCTGTGCGCGATGGATGGCCACCTCGACCTACGCTCTCTCCGCCACCAGTCCCAGATCGCGGAGTTCGGAGGCACTCATGGCTAACCCCATCATTCCACTCGATCCTGCGCAGCAAGGGCAGGTTTGGCAGTACGCCGCCCGTGAAGGCTACCCCTACCGCTGCCTCGTAGCGCTCGACATGTTTGCCAACACATTGACCGGTGGCTACTTATGCGAGACCATCAGCTCCCGCTCCGCCCGTGCTGACCGCGCGGGCAAGTGGTGGGGCACCGCCATGTCATGGTTCCTTGACCTGTTCGAGTACGACCACGGCGCAAAGGCAATGGCGGCTGATGCGGAGAGAGCCACCTTCATTCAATCAATCGAGCACCAGTGACAATATATATCTACTCTCTCTAGAGAGATATATACAGGAAGTAACAAATGCGTTGGACCCCCCTCGACATCCCGGTCAACCCAAGCCAAAAGGTGCTCAAACTCGTCTACCGCCTTAACGCCCTCGGCTCCCTCTACTTCTTCGAGAAGAACATCCTTGGCCGCGACCGCCTCTCCCCCACCTTTCACAAAGGCGTCCTCACCCGCCTCGAAGCCGACCGCCCACGCTATCTCCTTGAAGCACCACGAGATCACTACAAAACCGTGATGGTGACCGAGGGCCGGAACATGTGGCGCTCCCTCCCCTTCAACGAGGCCGACGAAGCCGCCATGCGCGAACTAGGCTACGACGACGCTTGGATCGCTTGGATGAAGCGCACCCACAACCCCAAACGCCGCACCCTCGTTGTTTCCGAAATCCTTGAAAACGCCATCAAGATCGGCTCCCGCATCGACTGGCACTACCGCGAGAACGCCGCCTTCAAGTTCACCTTCCCCGAAATCATCCCCGACAAGGACTGCATTTGGAACAACGAAACCAAAACCCACAAGTGCGGCCAGCGCGGTCCCCAAGGCGAAGGCACATACGACTACCTCGGCGTCGGCGGCGCTCTCCAATCCCGCCACTACCACGACGTTTATGAGGACGACGTGGTGGGCAAAGAGGCCCTCGAATCCGAGCTGGTGATGGAAAAGACCCACAACTACCATCGCCTCCTGATCGGCGCATTCGAGTCCTACAAAGACGCCTCATGGGTCGTGGTCAACAACCGGTGGTCGCCGAATGATCTCAGCGGCTGGATTCGCAAGAACCAGCCCGAGTTCTACATCGAGTCCCACTCCGCCCTTGGCGGCTGCTGCGCCGAACATCCTCCCGGCGTCCCCATCTTCCCAGAGGAGTTCTCCATCGAGACCCTCGCCGAGATCAGGCGCGTCCAAGGCCCCTACTACTTCTCTCACCAGTACCTCAACCTCCCCGTCAACCCGGAGGAGTGCATCTTCAACAAGGACTGGATTCGCTTCTACAGTCCCGTCAAATCCCCTACCATGAGCGACCGTCAATGGCTCCGCCACGATGTCCGCAACGGCGAGACGATCCATGACCTCGACCCCCGCACCCTTGTGCGCTCGATGGTAGTCGATCCCAACCACGCCGAAGAACACGGCCGCTGCCACCACGGCATCGTAGTCACCGGCTTTGATCCCGATACCGACCGCATCTACCTTCTCGACGTTTGGGCCAAGAGTTCGTCCTACGATGAACTCGTCCACAACATCTTCTGCATGGCCAAGCGCTGGGGCCTCCCCGAGTTCTGGCTGGAGACCAATGCCGCCCAGCGGTTGCTGCGGTATCCGGTCGAATACGTCAACAAGTCCGGCTTCACCTATGAAGGCCAACACGTCCAATACCGTCTCACCATCAAGGAGCTAAAAGCCGACCGTGGCGCTAATGCCAAGCGAGTCCGCATCGAGGCGCTCGAACCACTGTTCCGCGAGGGCCGGTTCTGGGTCCGCACCGACCAAGAGGAGTTCTTGGAGGAATACTACAACTATCCCGGCGGCCGCACGGTCGATGTGCTCGACTGTCTCGGTTACGCCACCCAAACGTGGAATGCCATTCACGCCCGCCGCATCCTCGATCTGGTCCGCGAACGCAAAGAGAAATGGAAAGGCTATCACTCCACGATCAGGGCGTGATAAAATGTGGGGAAGGGGTAAACTATGGCCGTAGCACGCACACAATCCATCGCAGGAACCAACGGGGCAGGCGGCCCCCTCAAAGTAACGCTTAGCTCAGCCGTCACGGCAGGCGATCTGTTGTTCATCGTCGTCGGCCAGTATGGCAAGACTTCGGCGGGTGCTCTCGCTACCCAGACGAACTGGGAGAACCTTCCCGTTATCCAAGACAATCTTGGCTCGCAGTCGGGCTACAATGCCATCTGCGACCGCCTCATCAGCCTTTATCACCGCGCGACCATCTTTGTCGTGCCCGTCGTCTCGGTCACCGGCCTCCAGAGTTTCACCATTTACACCGCCGCCCCCGCCATCGTGTACGCCGTGGAGTACAGCGGCCTCGCAGGCATCTTCGACGGGGCCACGCAAGCCCTTGTCAACTTCGGCACCACATGGGCGTCACCCGCCATCACGACCAGTGGCACCGGTATGGTATTCACCTATGTTGGTCTTGCGCTCGCGCAGTCCGTCACGCTTGCGGCAACGCAGGGCACGCTCTTGTCCGAAACCGATAACGCCACGGCCGTGTGTTCGGCCGGATGCGTAGAACACATCAACACTGCCGCAGCCACTTACAACCCCGCCGGAACCACGGCGGCCACACAGGAAGTCGGCACGATCACGGTCGCGTACAAATAGCCCCTTTACCGGAGGTATCGCCATCTGTAAACACTGCCACCTGCATCGAGTCATTCTGAACGGGTTCGCGTACATGTGCTGCGATTCCTGCGACGAGATATTCGTGGACCCCACACAACCAACCATCAAACCCGATACCTCGGCCAGAGGGGCTTCCCAAGCCACGTTCGCGCGGCTGCTGCCGAACGGTGAGAAAGAGTGGGGCTGCTAATGTACATCCACCCGCGCACTATCATGGGCGACCGCAACCGCGAACACGTTGTTCGCATCCTCAACAATATCGTGCCCAACTACCCCGGCCATGCCAACGCGGGCGCGATGACCTCCTTCTACCAGTTCAAGGTCGTGTGCTCCTGCCAGTTCGAGGTGTTGTGCCGCGATCAGGCCGAGGCGGATATGTGGAAGGCGCAGCATCTCTCGTGCCACGGCGTCTCGGCTGCGGTCGAGGTTGCGCCCACGCTGCGCAGTCCGCACGATCCCACCGGTTCCGGCAACCCCCACGCAACAGCGGACAACAAGGTAGTTGCAGTCGAGCCAAAGACGAATGCCTGATAAGTTCCAGCTCGTAGATGTGGATTTCGGCAAGGACGCCGAGTGCGACATCGAGCACTACATCAAGCAGCAGCTTGAATGGCTTGACATGGCGCACCGCGAGCTGCACCAGAACAAGCTGCCGAAGTGGCGCAAACTCTACCTCGGCACTCCGGCCGAGATGTCGCGCAACTTCCCCTTCCCCAACGCCGCCAACACGATTGTGCAGGTGGTGGGCGCGACAACCGATACGATGGTCGCGCGCGTCATGGGGCTGGTGTATGCCACGCATCCGTTATGGCCGTTCACCAACTATGCGAAGGCGGGCAGCAACGACGAACGCAAGGTGAATGAGGTCCGGCGCACCTGCCTAGAGAACTTCATGGAGATCGTGGGCATGGAGCCGTCCGAACTCGATCTCCAGCGCGTCGAGGCACAGTGGTTCACGGACGCATCCAAGCTGGGCACTGGATTCATTGCCGTGTCGGTGGAGGATCAGGTTGAGGCGGTCGTGGTGGGATACGACGAGGCCAGCAGCAAGAAGAAGATCAAAGGCGAGGAGACCACGATCTACAGCGGGCCACGCGTAACCAAGCTGCGGCACGAGGATGTGATGGCCGACCCGTCCGCACAAACTTTGGAGGACGCGCCGTTTGTCAGTAAGCGATGCAGGCTCTACAGAACCGATCTTGAGGACCGCGCTCATCGTGAAATCTACGATAAGAAGGCCGTCGATTCGATCATGGGCAACCCGGATCGAAGCGCGCCACGAGAACCGGAGCGTCAAGAGTTACAGGATCAAGGGATCGCCACTCCTGCCTACCCCGAGTCCGCGGCGGAATGGGACATCTACGAATGCTACTTCCCGTGGTGGCACAACGGCCGCAAATACCGGCTGATCTATAGCTACCACAAAAAGAGCAAGACTGTACTGCGAAAGGTTTTCAATTTTTTACCCAAGAACGAACTGCCCGTCAAGCGGGCCAAACTGGGCTACCGCACCGACGGTCTTTATGGCCACGGCTATTCCGAGTTGCTCGAAAACTACCAAGAGGAACTTTCGACAACACATAACCAGCGTTTGGACAACGCTACGGTGGCCAACATTCGTGCTCTGCGTGTATCTCCTCGCGCACGCGCCCTCGACGCCAACATGGAACTTTACCCGAGCGGCCTCCTCATTGGTGAGAAGGACGAGATCGAGGCGATTGCGGTTGGCGACGTTTATCCATCCACATTCAAAAACGAGGAGATGACCCTCGGGCTGGTTGCACAGCGCGCTGGCATTACCCCGGCGGTTAGTGGCGCAGGCAGCGGAGGGATGCAGAAGAAACCCGCTGTCTATACGGCGCAAGGCACGCTGGCCACAATGCAGGAGAACAACTCGGTGGTCGGGTTTGCGACGAGTGAATTCCGCCACGCGCACGTCATCCTTGGGTCGTTGCTGACGGCCTTATATGGCAAGTTTGGCACGAACGGCCGCGAGGAGATGTTCGGCCTCGACGCCGATGTGCTCAAGGACGCGCTCCGCGAGTTCGAGCGCGAACGCCTTCGCATCCCAATCCGAGCATCGACGGGATCGCTCAATCGGGAGATCGACAAGCAGACCGGAATGTTGATGGCAGGGCTGATGCAGCGTTACATGACCGCACAGGTCCAGATGCTGCAAGCCATCTCTAACCCCATCGTTCCTCCGCTCGTGCGGGAGAACATGACCAACTTCCTGCAAGCCGGGGAGTTGCTCCACAAACGCATATTGAAGGACTTCGGATATGAGCAGCCTGACATCTACGTCCCCGAGACTAAAGTTGGCGAAGGACAAAATGCGCCAGCTCCACCGGGAGGGCAAATGGCCCCCGGCGGGGCACCCGCTCCGGGAGCTGGCCCTGCTGGACCCGCAGGAGGTGGAAACCTTCTTCCGGGGCAAAATCTGGGCGGCGCTGGTATCGGGCCTCCAACAGTTCCAAAGTAACGCCCTTGGCACCGCCATGTCCAGCCGTGACATGGCTTTGCGGGACGAAGCACGCGGGGTATATCGGATGTGTGGTGATATGATGGAATGGGCGGACGAAGTTCGCGCTTTCCACTCCGCAATCAAAGAAGGAGATTGAATATGGCAGTTGACTGGAGTCCTTGGAAGAAACCGGAAGTGAAGCCGCCTGTAGTTGAGGAGGGCGCGGAGCATCCTCCCGAAAAGACCCCCGCCGAGATTATCGCTGAGTCCGTGTCGGCGGCCGTGACCGCTGGGCTAAAGCCGATCTCTGAGCAGATCGAGGCGCAGAATGCGCGTTTCACCAAGCTGGAGGAGCAGACCAAACCGCGAGAGGTCAAGCCGCCTGTAACGCCGGGCGAGCCGACCAGCGTGCTGGACGACGAGAACCTTGCGTTCGCGCAGAGGTTGACGCCGATTCTGGCGCGGCAGTTCGAGATGGAGTCCACGATTGTGCGGGACAAGATCGTGCGGGAGTACATGACTTCTGGCTACGGTGATCTCGTGACCCAGTTTGAAGGAGAGATCAACACCATCTTGGACAGCGCACCGCTCGTGACCAACGAGGGCAAGCCGTTCCGGGGCGATCCCCAGTACGTGCGCAACGTGATCGACATGGTGCTTGGCAGGGCAGCGCGCAAAGCGGGTATGCGCTTCGACGGCAAGAGCAAGGGATTCTTCCTTGAGCCTGCCAATGGAAGCGCGAACGACAGCACCCGTGAGAGCGGCGACGGCATGACTGAGAGCCAGCGCAAGGTGTTTGGACGGATGGGTGTGCCGCTTGAGGAAGCCAAGAAGGTAATGAGCAAACTGCACTTCGTTGCATAGGAGCTAAACAATGGCAGACAATGGAGTTAAGGTAGAGCAGAAGGTCGCACATGTGCTGGAGCTAACCATCCGATTCGTGCCGGAAACGGGTGAGATCAGGATGGCGGCCAGCGCCGCCGATCCGGTCACGCTGCTGGGCATGTTGGAGTTCGCCAAGGTAGCCATGATCGAGCAGCGGGCAGCGCAGGCAAGCGGCAAAGGACCGAGCCTGATTGTGCCGGGCAGGTTCGCATCGTGATACCTCAGCCAGAGGGGCTTATGAATCGACGATGTGTTACAATTGATCCAACTGTGGAGATGATACACGCGGAATTCGAGCATGACCATCTCTATGGCGAGGTTGTGGTAAAATATGAAGCAGGCCGACCCGTAATCATTAAGAGAACGGAGTCGATCAAACCAACCGAGCAGCGGACCAGCCGCGACGAGAGTGGGCAATGAGCATTTGAGTGCTGACTACTGAAACCGGAACCAAGCTGGGCCAGTCCGTCGTCACCGACGTAAACGCGAACGTCCCTCTCCCACCCAATCCTCCCCGATCCATCTCACCCGAGGCAGCGCTTTTGTTCGATAAGAGCGTGGTTGCTCGGCCGCTGATGGTCCCCGAAGTCTGTTCGATCCGCGTCAAGAATACCGAGTATCGCTATCGCTGGGTTAACCGTGATGGTCAAGGCGGGCGTATTTATACACAGAGGCGGGCGCAGGGCTTTCTGAACGCCACGAAAGACGATGTTGAGATTTTGGGCGGCGATGCGGAGAGCAAGGACGGCGAGATCAGGGCGGGCGATCTGGTGCTCATGAAGATCAGGGCCGATATTTATGACGCTGCCATGAAGTACAACATGCAGCGGGCGATGGCACAGGCGCGAATGCGCGGCGTGCATCTGGAGGGCGCGTCCAGCGATGTGTTCGCGGACGACAAGCCCCAACGAGTTTCTGTGGCGGACGAACCCTTCAACCGAAGCGGCAAGGCCGTCGCATTCATTCCTTCCAGCGCAGAGGCGGAAGCGATGATTAACGATTCGATCAAGGCAGGACGCAACGAGGAAGCGCGTCAGGCTATCGAGTCTGTCCGCACCAAGGCGGAGAAGAAGTAGGAGCAATTCATGGCTATCACTGCAATTCCCATCCTTCCGGTTGAGTCTGTCTCTGGAAACAGTTTTCGAGCCTTCCGCCTGATTGAAGAAGCGACCCAGACGTTTAAGGTCGGCACCCCGGTCGCCATTGCTGCCGGTGACGGTGGTGTGCAGGCTTGGTCGGCCAATACCGGCGCGACCGGCGTCAACCTTGGGCAAGGCGGCATTTGCGGCATCAGTTATGAGGCCGCATCGAACCTTGGCTCGACGGGTCTTGGTGCTCCGGTTCCCTTCTCGCCCGTGACGGGGCTTGGTGCCGCTGCTGGCACGTTTGGCAGCGTCCCTAACCAGTCGCTGGCCAAGAACATTGCGCATGGCGCGCCGCTTAACGATGGCCGCGTGGGCTTTATTCTGCCCGCGCCGGACACCGTTTTCTCGGCGGTTCTGGGCAACAACGGTTCGCCGGTGACGCCCGCCGCGACCGATGTGGGCAAGGGTTATGGTCTTACGCTCGACTCGGGTGGCAACTTCTGGTACGTGGATCGCAACAAGACCACTGTCGGCACGAGCGTTGTGCTGACCGTGATCGCTTTGGATTTGCGCGACGTGCCGGGCGCTGGCACGCGCGTTCTTTTCACGTTCATCAGCAACTACGTTAACCTGATCGGGTAACGCGGGACGCTTTAGGAGTAGTTCTTATGATGGTACGCGGTACATTCGCACAAACGCTGGCTCCCGGCGTCCACCACTGGTTCCTGCATTTCCTCGATTTGCAGATGCGCGAGGAGGAGTACACCCACGTTGCGAACGTCGAAACCTCGCAACAGGCGTACGAGGACGAAGTGGAGATGGCTGGTGTCGGCATGATGCCGGAAAAGCCGGAAGGCTCGTCGGCCATGTACGACGACATGATTCAGGGAGGCACCAAGCGGTACGTCCACCTGAGTTATGCCCTTGGCTCCCGCGCTTCTTGGGAACTGATCGAGGACGACCAGTATGGCATCCTCAAGCAAGTGCCCAAGTCGCACGCCCGCTCGGCGCTGTTCGCCCGCGAGATGGTGTTCTTCAACGTCTTTAACCTCGGGTTCTCCACGATTGTGACGACCGATGGCGTATCGCTGTTCAACACACAGCACCCGCTGTTGGGAGGCACGGCCGCGACGAACGTGGGGCCGGGATTGACCAACGTGATCTTTGCGGCTGGCACCTATCCCAACCGGCCATCGCCGGACATCGACCTCTCCTTCACGGGAGTGCAGTTGATGGTCAACCAGTTCGAGCGCATGATCGACTCGCAGGGCATTCCTGTGCGGGTGAAACCTCGGCATGTGCTGATCCCGCCCGAACTCAAGTTCATCGCGCGCGAGATTCTGGGTTCGCCGGGCAAGCCCTATACGAACGACAACGAGATGAACGCGCTGTTGGGCGAGCATCTGTCGTTCCGCGTCATCCACTACCTCACCTCGCAGAGCGCGTGGTATGCGGTAGCGGAGAAGGACGCGCATCAGGTGAAGTTCTTCGACCGTCATCCCATCGACACCGATTACGATGACGATTTCGATACCCGCGCCACCAAGATGATTACGTTCCAGCGCTTCTCCGCCGGTGCGACTTCTTGGATTGGGACGTGGGGCAGCAACGGGCCGTAAGGAGAACATATGAGCAAGTTTTGGCACGCCGCCTTGCATGTGCTGGCGATTGCGTTGCAGATTGTGAACGTGGTGGCAACTCCGTCGCCTTACCAGTTGCCAGTGACTGTAACCATTACGGCGCTACAAGGTGTACTTGCGGTGGCGAATCATGGCAGTAACTAAGGCAAAGGTGAAGAAGGCGTTCTCGAAGGGTGGAGCCAAGCGTGCGCGTGAGGCGACACCGCGCGGACGAAGGAATCGCTGATGGCGGGCGGGATCAAGAAGAACACGATCAAGCCGGTTGGTGGCATTATCAAAGGCATGGTCAATGATCTCCAAGGTATCGTGCGCGGGCCGATTGGGAAGCCCAGCAAGTACCGGGGCAGCAACAAGTTTGTTAAAGTGAAGGTCTGATGCCCTTATGGCGATCACAACGAACCAATGTTTACCACGAGTGCATGAGATGCGGTTTTCGCCACCCGCTCTCGGAGATGCGGTGGCAAAACGGAATCTTGGTCTGTCAGGGCACAAACTGTGTGGACACGGCCATCATTGGTAAGAGAGATATTGATGTGGCTCGGGCGGTTGCCATTAACCGGCACGAACTTGAGCCTGATCCGAAGATAACGACTCCTGTGGAGCGCAAGAACGACCAACTGGACGTTTTGTACTAGAGAGGAATTATGGGTAAGCCGTTTGGCGGATTGGTATTTTACGGGGCTGCTGGACTATCGCTTCCCGGCGTACAAGAAGCCTTGACGGGCACGGCAAACTTGATGACGCTTACCCGCGCGGCTACGGGCCAGTGGTATTGGCTGAATGGCAGCGGCTCCGGTGCGACCTTTAACTTTATTGCCGACAACTCCATCGTGCAGCGCCCCTATATAGTGTTCCCCGATCTCCCCGGCCAGTACGAAACATCGGCGGGCGTGATTGCGTTGGGCAACGAATTTCAGGAAGCCTTTGGCACTACCCCCGCGACTCCGGGCGCAACTGGTCCGGGCAACCCATTTAGCGGTGTTGCCGCCGGATCGACCGCAACCGCAGGCTCGTTGGCGACGCCTCAGTTTGGCACGCCGCAGGTTCCTTGGGGCGTGGCCCTCATTGATGTGTTCGCGGTTTATGCGGTACAGACGGTTGGATTAACCGCTGCCACCATCGCGGTGAACCGCAACATTTTTTCGGAGAACGTCGCGTTTACTAATACCGCCGTAGTTGCTCCGCAGACGCTGGCACTGACTACGACAACCAGCGCATCGACACCCCACGTTCAGAAGTACACGCTGCCGCAGCCAATCGTGTTCGAGATGGCGGACTATTCACAGTTGGTGATTGAGTTGGCTATTCAGACTGCAAGCACTGGCTTGGCCTATGTGTATGGCATCGGCGCGCACTACGCGATTGTTTGCAGTTAAGGAGTAAGCGTGGCAAATCTTGGAGCGAATCCGTGGGCGATCTTCCCCGCCGACTGCGTGATCTCGACTGCATCGTCCATTACTCAGAATGCAGATGGAACGGTTTCGGTTACCACATCGGCCCCGCACAACATCTCCGCTCCCCCTCCCGCATCGTGGGCCACTCTTTACGGCACTAGCGTAGCGGGCTATCAAGGCTTCTATTCCGTAACCACGGTACCATCCGGCACGTCGCTTGTTCTCCAACCACAGTTTCCTATAGCCTCTGGCCTATCCGCCGGGGCGACCGGTGGCGTGGCAAAAGTTCTGTGGCCTTGGGAGGTTCGTGTCGAGGACATCTCGTGGCAGAATGCGGCAGCGGCTGGTAATACGCTTGATCTACGCGACCGCAACGGCAATCCTCTGTGGCAGGCAACTGCGACGGCGGCCGGGTCGCAGAATCGCGGCAAGGTATTCTGGGTAGCAGGCATTACGCCTGTAGTCATTACAGCGGGGGTGGTCCTTGCGACGATTAATTGATGCTATAGCTGCGGCGATCTTGCTGCTCGTGCTTGGCGTAGCGATTATGCAAGCACCTAAGCTGTTGGGGCAGGCCACAGTGCCAGTCGCGGTCGATCCGTGCATGTCCAACACGTCGAAGTCCAGCGTCGCTATCAATATAACTTCGGCGGTTACAACCCAGCTTGTGGCGATCTCGGGCACCAAGTCTGTGTATGTGTGTGGCGGATTCATGTCCATCAACTCGGTCGTGACCACGGCCACCACCGCACAGTTTGAGTATGGCACGGGTTCTCTATGTGCGACTGGCACGGTTGTCTTGACGGGGCCGATTGGAACAGGTGGCATTACGGCAGGCACGCCGATTCCGGTAGAGTTGCCCAGCGATTATACTTCGTTCTCGGCACCATCCGGCAATGCGCTGTGTTTAGTCAGCGCGGGCACGACCGTGGCTATAGGTGGGTTCATTACATATATTCAGCAGTAGGCTAGGCATGTGGCTAAGTTCGAGATCACTTATAACCCGTCTCAGTGGGACGCACCTCCCGGTGGCATAGCACAGGCATGGTCCGTCCCCTACGGCGGACTGAACGTACAAACTCCCGAAAATCTGATCGGCCCGTCGTACTCCCCCAGCATGAACAACTTCATGCTGCGCAATGCCGAGCTGCGTTCGCGTCCGCTCTTTCGGCGTTATCTGCCCGGACCGGATGGGGCGAATCCCATCCTTGGCATGACCTCCTTCCTGTCCGTGAACAATGTGTGGCACACTTGTGCGTTCACGGTCAATGGGATGTTCCAGCTTCTTTATAACCCGGTCGCGCAAGCCAATGCTGGCGTCAATCCGTGGACGTGCGTTGGCGGTCCTGCTATTCCATTCAACAACTTCGTTCGTGCCCGCGTATTCCAAGGCATTCTCTATTACACCAATGGCTCTGGCCACCTCAGCGCGTGGGATGGCGCGGCCCTTACACCGATTACGGACGTGGCATTCACCGGTTCTGTTTTTCCGCTGCCGTCCAACTACACCGGCAATACGTTCGGTAGCCTGTTCCTTGGAGAACTCGACAGCCATATTATGATGGCGTACACCACCGAAATCCCCTACACAAGCGGCGTAGCTGGAACGATGGCTACGTATCCACAGCGGATACGATGGAGCAACAACGGCTTTAATCCATCGCTTGCCGGAGTGTTCGGCGGGAACCTTGGCACAAGCGGGGCGACCTTCGATCCTTCTGTATTCTTGAATGCGGGCCTGAACGACTTCTTGGATGTGCCGGACTGGATCACGGGCACCATGTACATCGGCAGGACGGGCTATGTCTTCCGGTCGAACGGCATCACCGAGATCAGCACTACAGGCAATGGCAACGCACCGTTCGACTTTAACCACATGTGGGCCTCAGAACAGGGCATCGGCAACGTCTATTCCACTACAGCCGCGCAATATGGCAGCTTTGGCATATTCGTAGCCAACGACAACATCTATATGATTACGCCTTCCTCTGTCACGGCGATTGGTGGTGGCGCGCGCGATGCCATCATGACGGACATCTCCAACACCGCACAGCAACCCACAGCCGTAATCTCCTATGCGTACACGCTTGGTTACACCTACCTCGTGTACAAGCTATTCATCTCGCTGCCAAACGGTTCGACGCGTGTGTGGGTCTATTCGCTGGAGGACAACAATTGGGCACCGTGGACAATCACGAACGCCATTGTTGGCATCCCCAATACTTGCTGGGTTGGCGCAGTCCCGATTGCCGTAACCACAGTTGTGGGTGCCAGCACGCCTGTTAGCAGCCCCTCTAGAGGAGGTAGCGGCTATGGTGGTGGTGGTCGTGGTGGTGGAGGAGGGGGACACCAAATTAAATGACTATACCTTTTGGAGAGAATGGTGGCTTCGTAGCATCCACGTTTTATCTAATGGTGCCGGTGCAATCGGCGGACCTCAGTCGCGTGTATGTCGGCATCTTCGACCCGAGCAGCTTCGATGACCCGCTCGATCCCTCTTACTATGCCTATCGTATGGAGGACATCCAACCATGCCGCGTTCCGGTCGTGCGGCGCGTCCTGCTCACCTACCGTGACATAGGCGTTGCATCCCTGATCGTGACCCTGACCGGCGTGGACGACAACGACAATGCCGTGGTCTCCACCAGCACACAATCGCTGGGTACTCCGGCTGCGACTGGACGCCTGCTCACACAGATCGTGGACATTACTCTTGCGGCGTTTCGTCCACAGTTATCGTGGACCCGGAATGCTGGGAGCGGACCGGTCTCGATTGTCAGCGCTACCATGATCGGCGAAGTGGAGGACGTTGAGCTGTGAAGCCGCCCCGCTCATTCCTGAGTTCGCTTGTGCCCGAGCGCATTCGGTACAATGTCGAGCAATTGGCGAAGGTGGTGTCCAACATTAGCTTTGGCATCACCACGTCCAATACTGACCCGGACATGAACATGGCGGTGTGGAAGGCGACAAGCACGACGCCGGGAACCGCCAACACCGCGTTCACGGTGCAGCACAATCTTAGCCATGTGCCGGTCGGCTTTTTGATCGCCCGGACTAACAAGGCGTGTCACATCTTTGACTCAGGCGCAACGTGGACCCCGGCGACCAAGACGGCGCTGGGAACGATCTCGCTGGAGTGTGACACTGCCACAGTCGCCTTCACTATCATCATCTGGTAGCGTGGTAGAATAGATTGGAGTCTCTATGTCCGCTAACATTAACGCCCAACTCGCGGCCGCGAACCTTCAAGTGATTGATAACACGGCGAGTGTGCAACGCGTCAACAGCCCTATTGCCACCATCGTAGCACAGGCTACTGCCTTCATGTATGACGGTTATATGTTGATACCGACCGCTGCGCCGCTCTCGTTGCCACTGCCAGCTTCCCCATGCTGGACGCTATTCGTCCGCAACATCAGCGGCACGAACAACGTCAGCGTGATCGTGACGCCAAATGGCGGGGTAGCTTGGACCAGCCCTTATGTGATAGTGCCCACATCTGTTTTCTTGGTCATTGCCAATTACAGTACAAACCCGGCTGCGGGAGGGTTCACGGCCGTGACTCTGCAATCCAGCGGAACAGGGCCAAATTACGCGGAGGTGTTGCTTGCGGCATAGCTTAGTTCTCGCTTTCATTCTCGCTGTTGCCTCGCTATCGTGGGGCCAGAACGTCTGCATTCAAGCGCAGGCCCTTACATCGCGGCAGGGATTCAGCAACCTCGCGGCGGTCGTACCACAGGCGTCTATTAGCATATCGCCGGGACCAATCTACATCAACCAAACCTCGACCACGACCGCGACCAATCCCGCGACCGCTGACAGCTATGGCAACTACAACATCTGCGCGTTACCGGGCACGGTTCAGACCATCACAGTAAGTGGTCCTAACATGCAAGTTTTGACATACACTGTGACCTTTGGACCACTTACTAACAGCAGCAACACTTGGACAGGGACTAACATTTTTAGCGGGCCAACAACGTTCGCTGGTCCTTTGGCATTTCCTAACTCGGTCGCATTTAACAGCATTACAGCGACAAATATATACCTTTCCGGCATAGTACAAAGTATAAGCAACACCACTTTTGGCTTGTTTGGTTATTCCCCAACATCTTCTGGTGCTGGCGGAGCAACAGCAATCGTAGGAGGAAACGCTAACACGTCGGGCTTTGGTGGTGCAGTTCTCTTAACTGGCGGACAGGATGCCCCTAGCGGGCTTGCACATCCCAATAACATCTACGCCAATACAACCTTTGGACAGTATGGTGGGCTGCAAACGTACAACAATGGTGTGCCTGTGGAATACACCGCTGGGGTCGATCTAGTCGCGCAAAGTGCGTCCATTGGAACTACGACGCTATATGCTGTTCCTTCGGTCACGCCAATGAACGGTGTCACAGGTGCGGGGCAATACCGCGTGTCATGGAATACCAAGGTGACCACGGCAGCGACCACTTCCAGTAGCCTTAACGTCACCATTGTGTACACCGACCCGGATGGGAACACCATAACGTTGGCGGCAGCAGGACTTAGCTCGGCGGGTGCGATTGCACTTACACCTACCAACAGTGTAACTTCGACCGGCGTACTGATCGGCGTGCCGCTCACCCTGAACTGCAAAGCAGGTACCAACATTACCTATTCCACAACTTACGCGTCGTCCGGTGCGACTGCGATGCAATATAACCTGCACATTAAACTTGAGGAGCTGTAAATGCCGGTTCTCTCGCCACTCAGTTCGCTCACACCGACTGGCACGATCCAGACGATCCAGCAGGACGTGATCGACGCCTTGCAGGGCCGCACGGATGTGTCCGCCGCGATGGTAGCGAACTACGTGGCTAAGTCGGTGTGGGAGATCACAGAGTCCAATCCGTTCGAGGAGCTGCGCACGACCGGACCCCAGTTCGTGTTGACGGCGCAACTCAATATCTATCCGCTTGCGCTCTTTATGAACGGCGGCGATGACTACACATCGAACGAGTCGTTCGTCATCTACATCGACTATCCCACGAACACGGTGGTGAACAGCCTCAGATATAGGACGCCCAAAGCCATCGAGATCATGATGGGTTCGGCGACGCAGGGCATTCCCGCGTATTGGAGCCGCTTCGGCCCCAACATCCACATCGCGCCTGTACCATACCAAGCATACACGATGTACATGCGTTATCAGGTGCGGCATCCGTTCTCGACGCCGCCCGCGATCACGGACCCGCTCTATATCACCAACAGTTGGTTCGACATCATCGCGTATGCGGCGGCCATGCGCATCTGCATCGTCAAGCGGTGGACAGACCAACGCAAGGAGCTGCACGATCTGCTCTACGGCGACCCAGAGTACATCGCGTCAGAAGGTAAGAAGGGGCGTCCGGGCTTAATCCAAGCGCGACTCTATCAAGTCGAGCGCGACCAGAAGTTCGACACGCGGCAGTTTACGCCCACGATTCCGCGTTACAATAGTAGGTAGCTTATGGCAACTGGCATGACAGGTGTTCCGGGCAGTAATCCAAGCGGCAGCCAAACTACGGTCGGCGTTGATCCCAACACCACCGCCGCAATCGGCGGCACATCCAATCCGCTCCAGAACATGACGGCGATGCCCACCGGCACGAGTGGTGTGCCCAGCATCAGCGCTCTCGGTGCGCTCAATCCTAGCGGCACGACTACCCAAACTGGCACCAACGCACAGGGGGGCAACATTGGCGGCTTGGGCACCAGCTCCATCGTCGAGGCGTTCCGCAAGGCAGGCTACAGCAGCGGCGACGCCTACCTAATCGCGCAGTTTCTCGAAGGGGGCGCTGGATACAACCCACAAGTCGCGCAAGCACTAATCGCCGCGCTTGGTCCCAGCATTCAGGCCGGGCAGGCCAATATCATGGAACAGTTCAGCGCCGAGGGCCTACGTTCGAGTTCGCCCGCCGCCTATGGCCTTGGCTCGTTCGACGCACAGGTCACGCTGGACGAAGGACAGATTCTATCCCAGTTGTATGAGCAGAGCGTGCAGAATTACATGGACGTGTTGCTCGGAGGCAAGGCTGGCCAGCCCAACGCCCTCAGTGGCCTTGGTGCGATCATGGGTGGCGCAGGCTCCGCAATCCAAGGCGTAAGCAATCTAGTGCCGCAAGGTGGCGGCAGTAGTAGTACGCCAGCCGTGAGCACGGGCAGTGGCTCTTACTCTGGACCCACTTCCGGCATTAGCGGTCCCGACGAATAAAGGATAACGCATGAGCGAGCGAGACACACTCGGAAAGATGTGGGGTTCCAAGCAGGGAGGCAAGACCGCCGGTAGTCTTGGCGGCGGCATTGTCGGCAGCTACTTTGGTGGGCCTGCTGGCGGCGCAGGTGGTAGTGCGCTCGGCGGCGCAATTGGCAGCCACGTCCCCGTCAAATACCAAGCGGTTATTGGTGTACTCGACTCTGGCACTCCCAGTGTTCCCGTCAGCGGCCCCTACCAACTACAAGCGGGCGAGAAGGTCATTCCCGCCGACCAGAACCCCGACAACGCGGCAGGCGGCGCGGCCGACGCTTCCAAGCAGAAACTCGACGCACTGGTGCAGCAACTTCTAGGCAAGGCCACGGCCGCGCAATCGCAGTTGCGTCAGCCCAGCGCCCGCAGCTCCCCCGACGCACTCAAGCAGGGCGAGTACGACATGGGCGAGAAGAAAACGAAGGGCGGCGAGATTGGCAGCGCCATCGGCAACTTCGGCACCTTCATCCACAACATGGCGGCGCAGCACAAGCAGCGGCAGATTCAAGATGCGATGGTCGAATGGCAGGGCATCAACGGCGCATACGAGCGCGCGAAGCTGTTGGCAGGCGATCCTCCCAATGGCAACCCTAACGATCCACAGTACAAGCAGAAGCTGATGCAGGCGTTCATGCAAGACCCGTGGGCGAAGGCGAACCTCGACCCAGCAAATCCCAAGAACGTCAAGCGCCTCAAGAACATGTCGAAGGCGCTTAACTTCGATCCGCTCGGCGGCGACGAGGAGAACGTCCATCGCCAAGGTCTGCTCAAGCACTTGAAGGTGCAGGATGCGCTCAAGAAAGTGATCGGCGCAAAACAGAAGCGCGACGAGCACAAACAGCAACAGTCGCAGAAGCAGGCCGCCTCGCCCCAGCAATTGCAGGACGTGATCGGCCGAATCATGTCGCAGACACAGGTGCAACAGCCCGAACCCAAGGACACAGAGGCTGTTGCCAAGATTTTGGAATCACAGGCTGGGCGAGAGGAAGCACTAGAATATCGTAAGCAAGCACATCTCGATCAACTCCAAATGCAGCAACAGCAACTCGACCTTCGCCGTGACCAGCTTGAGCAGCAAATGCAAAACAAGCAGCAAACGATGGAGGAGACCACACGACACAACAAGGAGATGGAGGAGCTGCGTCGGCAATTCAACGAGATACAGCGTGACAAAGCTGCTACGACCGGCGACATTTCGGGTCTCGTGCAAGCGGTCAAGACAGGAACTCCCATCACCCAGATCGACGCGAAGGATCGTTCCAAAGTAATCGCGGCCTTCTCTGCCGAAGGCAAGCGTGTGCCCCAACCTATCAGTCCTTCTGAACAAACCACGCTTGATGACGCCTATGCGCAGACCAGCAAGGCCGAAGTATGGCAAGAAACCCTAAAGCAGCAATTTAGCGATGCCAACGGTGAACTCCCCAATAAGCCCGGCGCGACCACATGGGATCGTGTCAAGTACAAATTCGGGGCGGCTCCCCCGGATGCGGCGTTGATCTCCGACTTCTCCCGCGAGAAGTGGGCAGCGGTCGCTGGTCTTGTCAAGGGGATGCGTCGTGGGGATGTGCTCAAGGACATGACTCAGCACACACCCAATCCCTACATCGACTCGCCCAAGCTGATGTATATTAAGCTGGATGCCCTCAAAGCCAACTACTCCCTCGCACGCGCTACGGCCTTGAAGGATCACGGGTTCGAGCAAGACCCGCGCGATGGCAGCAATCTCGACGACAACATCAAGAGTTATGAGAACCACTTAAAGGCTGCCAAGAGCGACATCGAGAACATCGGCAAGCCCAAGACCTTGGCACCGGGCGCGGAGATTCCATAATGCCGGACGGTCAACTCACCCTATATCGTGGCTCTAGCGAGCAGATGCTAGTCGATCCCCACGACTACCAATCGCGTCGATCCTCTTTCGACAAGAAAGGTTGGTCGCGCATCAAAGCCGAGCCAACTACTCCGTTTATCAACTATCTACAAACCGCATCCAAAGCAAAGCCGGAGTCTGCTGATCCCGGTCGTGGCTTTAGCCTAAAAGGAACCGGTACCGCACTCAACCGCGAGCTAAACGCCCTTGGAGAAACCATCATGGGTGCGCCGGGTGCAATCAAGAGTTCATTCAAGGAACCGCCCAGCAAAGAGGAGCAGAAGCAACTAGGCATCAGTGATAAGCCCGGCATGGTGGGCAAGTTCGGCCTCGGTATTGCACGCAACGTAGGCGAGCCTCTTGCTATCGCCTCCGAGTGGTACAAGCGCGAATATGATGCTATCAAGGCAGGCAAGCAATCGTTCGGTGACACCGTAGACAATATGCTGACGGTCGCACCAGAAGGTATGGGGACTGCGGGCGCAACTGAGATTATGGGCAACGCGCTCAAGGGAATGCCGGAACGCACAGGCAAAGTCCTAACGCCCGAAATGATGCACGAGGCTCTTAGGATAACCAAGCCCATCGCGGAAGCGACCGACCGCATCCTTAGTGGCAAACACACCGATGTGTTGCAAGAGATGGAGAACTTCCGCAAGGAAATCAAGGCCAAGCCTTCCGCGCGTCAGAAAGACGTTGCCAACGTCAAGCATAAGGCGCTTAACATGCGAAAGGACGCCGAGTGGCAAAAACTATTTGGTGGTCTCAAGAGCCAACCCACTGATGCTCTTGCTATACAACGCACTTTAGGCAAGCTGGCAGAAGTCGATCCAGTAGTACAGAAGTGGTTAGATGACAATATCGTGGAGTCAAAGACGGGTGAGTCCGTCAGCGCGCCATTGTGGCCAAAAGTGCGCGAGCTGTCCTCACAAATCAACAAGGACATGAGTAACCCAAGGCTGGACCGCGTGCATCAGGCTGAACTCAAACCAGCTCATGACGGCCTCGAAGCACTACTTAAAGAAGCGGCTGATAACCAAGGGATGCGCGGGCAATATGAAAAAGCATACCAGCTAAATCGCAAGGTTGAGAACCTAAAATTTCATACAGCATATGGGGCCGAGAAGGTCAAGCCGTCTCCCCTATTCGGCGCGGCTGGTGCTATTACAGGACTAGCGGCGGCCGAGTCTGGTGTTGCCAGTTCTCTCGGACATGCGTTCATCGGAAAGATGATCGGCGACATTTTTGGCAAGTGGTTAACGCCCAAGAACGAGTGGACGATACCTAAACGCTCGATTGCTGGTGAGAGAGCTATCTGGAAAGAGTTAGGGCAAAAGCCACCAAAAAGCTATAAAAAGACAAGAGTTAACATCTCCAAGGAGGGAGGCCAGCCCACGGACCCGGCTGCGTTAGGGCCTGCCCCATAGCGTGGTATAATGAATTGACTCCCCTCGTGGGAGAAAGGACAACCATGAGCTATTCACAAAGTCATGCCACGGCCATTGCTGAGATGGCTGCAATCGAGGAAAGCGATAACACCCATTCCAACGTGGGTTCGGCGATCCTCCACGGTTATTCCAGCGAGCAGGGCGGCCCCAAGGGTGAAGTCCCCGCAGGTGAGACGCTAATGCCCGGCCGTCTCCGTAAGGGGATCAAAACGCCGCGTACCCGCACCGATACGCTTACCCGTCATTACGGGAGCACGGGCAGTGGTGCGAAGTAGGCAGAAGTTCCTCGCTGAATACGCGAGGGTGTCCGAGATGATCGACGGTCTCGCTATGGCGATGGCTGTCGCTCATCACCCGGCGCTCCTCGTCATGCCCGACGGCCGCACCCACCTTCGATGGAGATAGCATGTGCGCATCCTCTTGGTCAGCGTCAACGGTGACGGAACATGGTTCGCGCACATCCTCGCCAAAGAAGGCCACGATGTCCAATGGGTCTGCGCCTCCGAGAAGGACGCCACCTCTCTCGCCGGAATCGTCCCTGCCCCCCTCAAGCGAGTACCTTCTCCCGACGCCTACGACCTTATCGTATTTGATTCCTCCTCTCTCGGCGATGCGGCCGATTCCGCCCACACTATCACACCCACAATCGGTTCCAGCGCCCTCGCCGACAAGCTAGAGCACGACCGCATCTTCGGCATCGAGTCGATGGAGGACGCGGACATCAAAGTGCCCTCGTGGCAGTCCTTCGACAAGCCCTCCGAGGCCATCGCTTGGCTCAAGAAGAACGACGCCAAGTGTGTCCTCAAGCCGGTCGGCGACGCCCCCTCCGACTGCACCTACGTCGCAAACGACGCCGAGGACATGATCCACTACATCGAGAACCAGCTCCACCCCAAGGTCAAAGCGTTCGTGCTCCAAGAGTTCGTGGCGGGCGTGGAGGTCAGCACCGAGGCATGGTGGACCGGCACCGAGTTCGTCGCCATCAACCACACGCTGGAGGAAAAGAAGTTCATGGCCGGAGGCATCGGTCCCAACACCGGCGCGGCAGGCACGGTCTTGTGGATGCCCGACGGCCCCAACGTCCTCTACGAGCAGGGTCTCGCTAAAATAGCCCCTCTGTTGGAGGTATCGAATTTTGTGGGTATGCTCGACCTGAACACCATCGTTACGGAGGGAGGCGCGTATGGACTGGAATGGACTCCACGCTTTGGCTACGAGGGCACTTGCAATCTCACCCGTCTGTTACCTTGCGGCTTCGGCGACTTTATGCTTGGCGTGGCGACAGGCCATGCGCCGACTCTCGCGTCCCCGAAGGCCCGGTTCGCGGCTACGATCCGCCTATCGGTGCCTCCGTACCCCAACGCCGAAAGCAGCCGCAAGCACGAGCACGTCCCCATCAGCGGTATTGACCTCGACCACCTCGAACGATTCGTCCTCTACGACGTGATGCTCGACGGGGACCAGCTCGTCACCGGCGGCACCTACCAAGTGATCGGCAGCCCCATCGGCTGCGGCGAGACCATCGAGTCCGCCTTCGAGGAGGTGGATGCTGTCATCAAGGCGCTCAAGGTGCCTAACCTCCAATACCGCAACGACATAGCAAGCTGCGTCCGCAAGCGCTACGACCAGCTTGAGCGGTGGGGGTGGCTGCGTCATGTGCGATAATACTTATGAGCCTCCTGATGAGGAAGCTGATGCGGTAGACGAGGATGCTTATGTCGAATCAGACTGTGAACCCGAACCCTACACCGACGGATACGAAACCGAAACCTGAGGGCATACCTCAGCCAGAGGGGCTTGTAAAACCAACGAAGAAGCATTGGTATAGCAAGATGTTGGAGGGACTGGGCAACGCGATTGGCGAGAGTCTGTTTGGAGGGGATCGGTGATGGTCACACCGATTGACGCGACCGCAATGGCGATTTTTATGTTCGAGGGTGCGAACCTGCACTCGCCGCTGGTGCGGAACGTGCGCAATAACAATCCCGGCAACCTGCGGCCGTACATGGCGGATCAGGTGACGGACGCCGATGGATACCGCACGTTCTACTCGTTCTTACAGGGATGGTCGGCGCTGGTGCAGGACATCCATGCGAAGGTGT